ATTTCCGTTTTCTTGAGAAATCCAAGTTGTTGCGGTGGATACAGTAATATTTCCACCCATTCCAGAGTGATTATTACAGTAATAGTAGAGAGTTTCACCAGCGAGGTCTGGTGAAACATAAAATTGTATAGTAGCAGATGCTTCAAGACCAATATCTACTCCTACAGTTATTTCAAAACCAATTTCTACTTCATCTTCATAAAGTAAAATTCCAACAACATCTTCAAGTGTAATATTATCAAGTTCTATACCAGTAGAAGTAAAAGCAAAATCTTCATAAAGTAAAATTCCAGTGTCATCTTGAAGTGTGATATTATCATAATCTGCGGGAGTACCTTCAAAAGTAAAAAGAACATCATCCCTGTCATCGGTGGTAAATTGTAACCCCCCTGCAGTGTGAATACCATTTGGTGTTTTTGATATATGAAAGTAATGGCCATCATTGGTTTCATCGCCCTGATCAAAAATTGCGTATGAACCAGAAGTAAGTGTTATGGTTGGAGAAACTGCACCATCAACATAAAATTTGTTTGCGGAATTACTGTACGCGTTATTACCAGTAGCAACAGTTATGGTATATGTGGTGTTTGCCTTTTCTTGTAAAATGGCATCTTCATTGAGGTCTAAATCTGTAAAGGTGATGAGATTCAGTTCAAGAAACTCATAGTATTTCTCTATGAACTTAGAAAATTTCGTATGGTCAGTTTGAACAAAGCCAGGAAGCTGAGAATCTATCTGACTATAAAGAATTCCACCATCTTCTATCATTAGTAACTACTCCCAGAGCCACCACTACCAGAAGTACCTCCAGCGGTTGCGCCACTGACAGTAGAAGATGAACCAGTAGTACTTGTACCTGATCCGTGAGTATCAACCATTGAAACTGTAATATTATTGTTGGTAATAAGTAAGATTTGTTCTCTGACAGGAGTAACATCACTTGAAGCTAATGCGACAGTTACTGCTAAATTGTCAGTACCATCTCCAATTGAAACTGGTTTAAATCCAGAAAGTGCAACCAAACCCGAACTATAAGTAACAGTTCCAACATTGTTTGCAACAATAATTCTAGTTGATCCTGTTGTACGATAAACTTGTAACACTCCATTAGAATCTTGTAGATTACAAGTTGTTTGCAAAGTGGAATTTTCATCATAATGAGAAAATTCTGTACTTGTAACAGAATCTACATAATCATTGTAAGGATGAAAAATTTCATTTGAATACGATAGACTATAAGAACTAGACACATTAAGAGAAGGAACAATTACTCTTTTTAATTTAACGGTAGAAAGACTACTTTCAATTGCAGTTTCAGACTCATCTATTTTTTTGACTAATGGTGAATACCTGAATTCATTTGCAAAACCTTTAAGGTTGTCTACACCAAAATTATAAACAGTATTAGAAACCAAATCTGAGATGGTGGCTGCAGTATTTGAAGTTTTAGAAGAATCATATTTAACAGTACTATTAAAAGTCAAATATAGATAATCTGGATCTTGAATTTCGGCTGAAATAGAGACTACATTTCTTTTTCCTAAAATATCATTTTTGATAGAATTTTTTGTAGTAACTGATAATTGCAAACCACTGGCTGGTTTTATAGCCATGTAAACTCTACCATAAACTGGTGGGTCATTTTCTTCACCACCCCAAGCAATGACAGATTCTGCATCTGGATAATCTCTTTGAACTATTCTAATATAGTCATTAATTGTTACTGCACGATTTTGAGCTTGATAGTTTCTTGGTGCATTAAACTTTATATTACTGATAGAATCTCTGTCCGCACCACCAGCTGCAGCTGATGTTGTTGTCACCGTAACATTTGAATATCCTCCAACTGTGCCGGTAGGAGTAAATGTTTTTGCACCGTTTGGAGCAGTTGCATCGGCTATTAAAGATTTCAGAACTATAATATTACCAGTTGTTAAAGCTCTTCCAATCGTTCCATCACCAAAAAAAACTCTATATTTACTATCTGTATCTTCTTCTAAAAAATATACATTGGCTGAAGAGTTGATTGTAGTTGTATCATTTGCAACTGAATAAGTATGTAAATTTGAACTGGACGCAGAAGTTTGTATTTGTACTACCAACGAACTTGTGTCTGTATTAGCATTTGGTAGAGTAAATCTTTGATCGGGGTCTGAGGTGTTTGCATTGTATCTGTGTGTTAATTGGACACCTTGTTGCAACTCTACATTGGCTGTTGTGTATATACCATTTGAATTGATATTTACAGTAGCTGAATTAGATGTAGAAAATATATAAGAAATACCATTTACTGTGGCATTAAATTGTGTATCCTTTGCAACTGTAATAGTAGAAGGAGTGTTTGCGGGAGTAATGGTCAGATCAACATAAGCTTTGGCACCTCTAACAGAAACAGGAGTGTACCCCAAATGTTTTGCTCTGGATACTACAGAATTGCGAAGAGAGGCCGTATCAAGGAACATCTCATTTACAACCATGTTCAAATAGAATGCATTGTAGTGAGTATTGTAAGCCAAAAGATCCATAAGGACAGCCATTGCTGAACCATCAAAATTATAATCAGCTAACTCATTTTGATCACCTAGAAAATTTTTAAGATTTGTTTTAATAGCATCGAAATCTAATTCAGATACTTTAAGTTTTGAAGCTACATCGCTCATCTGTTATCTCTCTCTATTTAAGAATACATCAACTTCTTCTGTAATCAAAGAATTGTTAATGCTAAATTTTATAGCAACTCTATAACGATTATAGTCTTCTTCTGGAATAACTGTTATATCTATTACTGAGGCTCTTTTTTCCCAAGCGTCAATTGCATCTCTACATGCATCTGACAATCTTTGTTCAGTAAGAGGTGTCATCGGCTCAAATAATATATTCTTAATTCCTGAACCCACTTCTGGTTGGAATAATCTTTCAAAAGGTGCTGTCAATAATACATTTTTAATTCCTCTTTTTACAGAAACCGCATCCTTTACTGTTGCAACATCTCCAGTTTGCGGATTTGCAGTAAAGTCAAAACTTAAATCTGCATAAGATTTTTTATTTGTTGCCATGATTCCTCTGTATTATTTAGTTAAACTATCTAAATCTAATTCCCAGCTCTTTCTCTTGCTGTCCGTTCTTGTAATGATTCTGGTAGATTATTAGGATTTACTGTATTGTTTAAAGCTGCGGCAATAGATTCAACTTCTCCCCCTTCAGCAGTTACAGATATAGAACCAGTTCCGGCCACTGTAATTTTCATACCATAGGTGTCATCGTGGTCAGGTTGTGGTGGTGGTTTCAAACGAGTAACCTTGTCATCTTCCGCATTCCTACCTTCAATGTCTGCAAGAAAAGTTTGAGCAAATTCTTCACCAAATGAAATAATAGTGTCATCATCTGTAAAACTACCATACTTACCATTATGTCCACTCTCCAATACAGGATCTTTAACAGAACCATTAACAACTTTAAATACTTGTTGTTTTACTATTCTGTCTTGACCGAAAGTATTCCATGGCAAGTTTGCCGGTAGAGTAAATTCTTGTTCCTCCACAAATTCTTCTACATCATCTACTCCTACAAAAGTACCTTCATTCCCTTGAAACACCTCATAAACTGTAGTACCTATTCCATTTGGTTTATGAGATGACCTATTTACCAATACTTCTTCTGAAAACCTTCCCTCTCCAACTAAAGTTAATGCTGTATCAAGCGCACCATCAAATGCCAATCCATTTGTTCCCACTAACTTTCCTGCATAAGGAAACTCTAAAAAATTACCACTAGCAACATCAAGCATTCTAACTATTCTTTCTTCATCCTCTTGAGTTCCAGCTATTGTAGGCCCTGGCTTAATATGGTCTAATATTAATATTGCACCACCCTCCGAAAATGCAAGGATCTGACCAAAAGCTCCAGACTTCGTTCCAAGAACATAATCACCAATAATAGGTTCTGTCCCATTCCAACCTGTAAATTTTATCGTTGTTGCATCTCTAAATGTAACTGGTGGATTAAGACCAAGTACATCAAAAACATCTGTTGCTAATTCTGCTTGAGCAGCAGTAGCAGCTTGGTAATTAGTTTGTAATGCAAGTACTGCAGTATCCAATTCTGATACTTCTGGAATAGGAGCAACTTCTTGAAATTCTAATCCTAATCCATTTTGGCCGAATAATAATTCTAAACCTTTTGTTGAACTTAATCCTTGCATTCCACTAACAGATACCATTAAAAATCCAGCAGTAAATTTTAAAGAATCTGGTGGTGGATCATCTGAACCAGTTAAAGCTGCTTGAATAGCTTTATTTCCTCCAAAAGTTTTTATCGTTAACCAATAAACACCAGCTTCGGGTAAATTTGTAAATATACTAAGAAAAGCTTTAATTTGAGTTGCAATATCTTCAAAATATTTAATATACTCATCAATCATACCTATTAAAATTCCAATAAAAACATCTGCACCATCAGCAAAAGATTTTAGGCCTTCTGCAAAACCTATAATTTCATCAAAAAAACCGGCATAGCCTGGGATCATATCTTTTATCTTAATAGAATCAAAATTTGGAGAAATAGATGGTGGAGCTGAAACATCAATTCCTAATATTTCTCCATATTTGGGAACATCACCTATTACAACATTACTAGCAAGAATATTATCGTTTAATGCAGAACCTTTCAATGGTTTTTTTATATAATTGTAAGTGATGGGATAATCTGGCCCAGTCTTTCCCTCAAAAAGATTTCTTTGAGATTCCTTATCTGGTACTGCTTTAGCCTCAAAAACTTTTTCACCTGCTATAAAATTAATATCACCAAATCTTTTAAATTTAGTAGTAACTTCCTTCCATTTTCCGTCAGGATTCATATCTACTGATTCTATAGTTTGTGATAGAAGTGCAAAGTCAGGAGCGCCACCATAAACTTTATTAACTTTATCACGAAATCTTTTTTGTACTTTTGTTTTCGTTATTTCTGATATTTGTCCTACTGCATCAGAATCCTCACCTATTATTAAATCTCCTTGATTTGTGTCGTATGTACTATCTGACCATGCTCCATATCTTTCATCATTTGTCATGACCATTTTATCTTTGCCAGGTGATGTATCATCTGATTTAAATTTGACAGCATTTAACTTTTTAACCATGTCACTAAAATTGGGAGCTCCATCAAATAGTGTTGTAAGAGAATTCCAAGCATCCACAAATTGAGTAAAATCACTAACACCAACTAATGCAGCAATTGCGACAACTTCTACACCTTCAATGTTAGAACTTCCAGAAAAGTTTGGTTTACCTGCAGACACGAGTTCAGTAATCTCTCCACGTTGATCAAGTTCTAATGGTTCTGGAACGAAAGATGGGGGGCCTGACCTTGTTAAAGGATCTAGAAATAATCTTTCAGATTTAAGAGTACTAAAATCAAAAGGTTTATCATCCTGCAATTGATCACTATAATTGGTCATGTTAACTGGTGCACCACTTGCAGTAAAAAGTTTAGTAAATTTACTCATCTTCTTCTGCTGTACTTTTGGAATCTTAAATCTTGCAACATCACCTTCATCATCAAAAGCTCGAGACATAATACTAAGACATTGAGTTGGAGTCATTTGAGGTGGGAGTATTCCGCCTGGCAATTTTACAGTTGAGAGTGGTTCACCTGTCCAAGTTGCTGCATTATATCCACCCAATTCCCATTTTGGTGGATCATAAAATTTTGGAGTTGGTGGAATAAACCCCTGAGTACCTTGTTTTCTACCTCCACTATCCACATAACTTACAAGCTTTGAAAGTTGCATTGTTTTTTGATAATCTTTATCTACAAATATATCTCCAACAATGGGCCGATTACTTGGTTCAAATTGATATAAACCATTTTCATCTTGTACTATTTTTAATCCATATGTTTGAGGATTTAAATTTCCGTATAAAGGATCTGTTGGATCAACCAACAACCAAAATACTCCAATTTCTTTAAAATCATTACACAACTTAATAATTTCATTAGCAGCTAATCTAATTATTGTTCCGGCAGGATTTGACAACATTAAAAATAATTTAGCAACATCACCAGTTTGTTTAATAATCTTCATCAATATTTCTACATTGTTTATTGCATTTTGAGCATTTTTAGCAATCCTATCAAATTCTGGTGGTAGCTTTAATTCTTTTTTATTCCAATTAGCCATTTTTAGTTTCCTTAGCTTTTTCCATTCCTTCTTTTTTCTTCAATAAACCTTGTTTTTGATTTTCAAGTTGTTTTGTTGAAGCTTCTACTGTATGTAACATCTCCGTCCATTTTTTAACTAATTCGGAATCTTTAAAATTTGAATCTTGCCAAATGCCGTCTTTACTCATACTATCCTCCCACCAATACTGTTGCACCAGTTCCCAAAATCAAAGATCCACAATCTCCCTTATCCATCATTCTAGCCAGACCCTTACCTCCTGCTGTAACAGTTGTTGATACATCTTGAACTACTCCTGTATGAGCTGAAGTACCAAGAACATGAGGCCCTATTAAATCACCCGCAGCATGAGGTGGAACTCCCATAACCAATACAGTAGCTGTCATTGGTGTTATGGGAGCCGGCGAAAATCCTGCGTGTCCTATAGACATATCTCCTGTTATTGAACATGGCATACTCATAATAATTCTCCTATACTGAAGTTAAAAGTGTAAAGTCACCATTTGAATACGCATTTGCTAAAGACTCTTCATTGAGAATAGCAACTTCTGTATCTGGATCATCTGGATCATCTCTGTGTTTGAATGCATTACCATTAAAATCTAGTGTAACAGTTGATGCATTATTTTGATCTGAAAATACTATTACTTGATCATCTCTATCGCTATCGGTGTTATTGTAAACTGAAGCAAAAAAGAAACCATCTTTATAATTTCCTGTACCCAGTTCAAGTCCATCCCCCCAGCCATCTATACTATTTAACACCGAAGCAGCTGTGGAAGTTCCTACACCACCAGTATAAACTGCCATCTGTTCATGAACTTTTTGTGCCCTAATTGTAAAATGCACTTTAAAATTTGTACCTTCAGAAGTAGTTTTAAAAATTAAAATATTACTTTGGTCATCCACTGCAGGAGAATTTTCCACAGTATTCAGAAACCAATAAGAACTACTATTTGTAGTTGGCCAAGAAGTATCGGCGTAAGAAAGTGTATAAGTTTCACCATCTGCCGTGTCAGTTGATAAAGTAATCTCCGCATTAGATTGTACTACAAATTCACTATTTGATGATGCAAAACTCACATTGGTAGTAAATCCATTTTGGTACTGTAAAGTTTTATATCTTGCTACTGGTGGTAATGCATTTGCAAACTTGGTTGGAAAAGTTTGTGAACCAGTTTCAAGTCCAAGTGTAAAGTATCCTCCCTCTGTAGTTATCCCCGATTCATCTTCAAGTAAAATAATATTACTAACATCATCAACTCCTTGAATAGTAACTACATCACCAGTTTGAGTAATTGTTCCATCATTCTTTACTCTATTCAACGCGTAATCTCTTGCATGTTTAAATTTGGGAAAATATGAATCAAGTTCTTTTACTCCAAAGTCCGTACCACTAAAAGCTCCATTAGATGAAATTTGACCAGTATTTTCATTCAACTGTAATCCCATCTCTCTGAACATAGATTTGTATGTGGGGCCGCTGGTGAACTTGACAGATGCAATAGCACTAGCTGAAGCATTGTTTGTATGAACATAGTATTGAGTACCTAAAGATATATTTGAACTTGTGTCTCCTCTAAGGAGGACTGTATTATTCCCTCCACAACCTCCGTGTACAATCTCTGCAATTCCTGTTCCGCTGGCATCTGATGTGGTTGTTAGAACTGCTCCTGTCTTGTCTATTCCATCATAAGTTTGTAATCTAAAAGTACCTTCACAAGTTTCTCCAGCTACAACAGTACTTTTTATAATTTCATAAGTAAAAACTGTTGTATTTGATACCGAATGAACATTATGAATTCCGTTAATATGAGTTGGATTATCCGACCCAGTTAATACTATTTGATTTTGGTCATCCGTTAATCCGTGAACAGCATCAGTAGTTACAGTTACTTTAGAGTGTGTAGCGATTGGCCCAACATCACTACTGGGAGCAATAGTTACTGAAGTTACTGCTACATTTGTAGTTGTCATAATTTCAGACATCACATATTCTGAATCTGGATGTACTCTAAATTTAATAGTTCCTTGATGAACAACAGCACTATCAGTTGATGGACTATAACTTGCGCCCGGAAACCAATTTTCTGCTATTAAATTGCTAACATTTGAATGAGCTTGGTCTGTTAGAGTAGTTGTACCACCATCACCATCTGATACCGTTACCGTTATACCTGTTTGTCTAAGTATAGTTTCTTCTGTTCTTGCTCCGACATTATTAATATCCCAACTAAATGTATACCCATCCCCATATGTCCCAGATACTGTTGAAGATGCAATATAAACTCCAGAAACATCAGATTCACTAGTTCCACCACCAGCTATTGCTTGTAATGGAGTTGATGTATGCGCGACATCATACTCAATGTTTGCAAATGGTATATCTGGAGCATAAGGAGTTGGTGGGCCAACTGCGGCACTGGCAGGTACAGTGAGCGCACCCTGAACGTTGCGAAGTAATCCATCTCCATCTCCTGTATTTGCAAATGCTACATAGTTATGACTTACACCAGACTTACTCACATGGTCTGCAATAGAAGAGCTCTTTACACCAGTATCAAATTCACACAATTCAAATTGTCCACCAGATAAAGAAAAAGTTCCTAATGTTCCTCTTGTGGTATAAACCGTGTTAGCGTGGGTTCCACCAGTTAAATCTCCATTTGCATACTCAGTAGCTGTTGTAGTTATAGTTCTTATCGTATCAAAATCTGTTACAGTAAAATCTCCATTAGAAAATAAAGCAGCCTGTGGAACTTTATCACTTTTTAGTTCAACGAATGGTGAACTTGTAGAATTTGCAGCATGTCCAGAAACATTTGTGGTTGCCCACGATGTAGATGAGTTTATGGAATACGTTGTAAATACTACTGCAGGATTACCCATAATATTTTCCTTAATTCAATGTAACGAGAGAACCCTTTACCGCGTTAATACCAGAAGCCTCAGACGTTATCAAAACTCCCGAAAGAGTAATACCTGCGGGGCCAAGTTCTATCGATGACGCTCCATACGAAAGTGATATTCCAGTAGGGCCTAAAGAAATCGAAGCCAGACCACCTAAAGCTTTTAACTCTATTCCTGTTCCACTCATATCAAATGTTGCCAAAGCAACTAATGACTTCATAGAAATATTTCCAGTTGGTGACATTGAAAGAGAAGCAAATGGTGAAGTACCACCAGGCTGGCCCGGAAACATGGGCCCACAGTCAACATTAAAGCTACCTAATGCAGGATTGAAATTAACATCACCAAAAAGAGCAGTAGTTTGTCTAGCTGCAGCTGCTGGTGGTATAGAGGCGTTTACAATAGTTTCTGTTATACTACCAGTTACAACAAAATCTAATGCTCCTCCACTTATAATTCCAGTACTTGCTCTTGATGAAATAGAAGTTGAGCCAGTTTCTAGAGAATATAATCCACCAATTTTTTGTTTGAGACTACCCCTTATAGTGTCTGTATCAGCGGCTTCCGTAATTGTTTTTTTTACTCTTCTTCCAATCAACTCTATAACACCATTACCAGCATTAAGAGTTATTCCTGTACCATCTGCCTTTATACTTGCAGTTGGCATTTCAACACCAAAAGATTTACCTTTCATATTAATATTTCCTGTACCACTAAAATCAAGACCATTAGTTGCTACAATATCTAATTTACCAGAAATATTTTCATACTTATTACCAAAAATTGCAGTGTAATCGTTATTTAATCCTATATGAAAATTTTCATTAACTACTTTAACAATTTTTTGTCCTAATGCTCCTATTTCTTCAAAAGTTCCTGTTCTATGATAACGATGTAACCTTTCCTTGCCAGGAGTATCATCAACTTCTATAAGATGTCCACTCTCTGATTGATGAACATGATTATACGGATATTTGGCTCCATAAATGGATTGAGGAATTGGGTCTTTCCAAGTAAAAGGAGTACCAGCCACAGGAGCTGAGGTCTGTAAAGATGCAGTAGGGAATCCACCTGTACCAGTATATACTCCCCATTGTGCTATCTTTTGAGCAACAATTCCCTGTGAGTAGTCAAATGAAGGTATAGATTTTCCAATAGCTGCTCGTGGGGTTGTTGGTTGTCCTAATACATGACCACTATCGTTACGAGGATAAGTAGACCTTGTGCCATATTCTTCTATTGCTAAAAATATAGATGATGTGGTTGGTATAGCGCTTGTTTGTGTCAAAAATCTTTTAGTATTTTTTTCACTTGTTCCATCTGGTGCACTAGTATCAAAATCTGGTTTTTCCTTATGAAGTGATAAATTTTTTGGTGGATAAGGAATATTATCCTCTAAGGCGTCTGGTCTAAACTCAAGTGGATTTTCTTGAGCATCAGATTTGGCAAAAGGCCCCTTCATTAAATCTGGATGAAACTGTACAGTATCTCCCCTTGGATCATTAAAACCTACATTTGAAACACTTGGTAATTCTGGAATACCACCAAGAGTTCCAAAGAAAACTGGTTCTTGTGCCTGTTCACCATCACGATAAAATCCAACAACCCACGTTCCTTCAACAGGCCCAGTTGGACTAATACCTACACCAGTTTGTGCAGCAGAGATAATCGGTTGAACAGGATACGACCAAGGCAAAGATTCTGTTGGCATATCAGTTTTATCTTCAGTATGCCATCCAAGAATTCTGATTCTACATCTACCTAAAAATAATGGATCGTGGCGGTCTTCGACAACTCCTTGCCACCAGACAAATCCATCTTTTCCCATAAATTCAGCCATTAATTATCTCCTTTTAACTTACTCCAAAACCCAATGATTGTGCTGTGTCTTTTGCTTTCTCTTCAGGTATTCCAGTTGCTGGATTTGCTATTTGTACAACAGGATCAACTGCCTCAAATGTAGAAGATATTGCAGACTTATATCCATCTTTAATTGCTTCAACGTGTATTGTATATTCATCTTGTGTAATTTTATGTCTTAATGAGGTAATCAAAAATTTACCACTATAATACTTATGACCAGCTCCTCGACCAGATGTAGCAGCCACTTTTGAATTTTCTGTAGGGAAATCGAATGAAATCAAATCACCAACTTCTCTTGAAGAATCGCCAGGAGCTGAAAAGTTTATTTTAACACTATCAAGCTGTAATCTTTGAGATATTCTTCTAGCAATAACATCTTCGACATGATTTTCTTTTATATCTAATTTTATTTTTTTCCCTTTATTATCTGTCATCAAATTACCCTTTTCATCTTTAGGCCCGTTTTGAAATTTTAAATTCTGCCCAAAGTTTGTTGGAACTAATGATATATGAGCTTCTGGTCTACCTAAAAAATCAGCATTGTCTGAACACAATCTACCGATTTCAGCTGAAACAGATGCATCAATTTGTATTTCTTCATCAGTTCCCTTATCTGTGTTTTCCTCAGTTGTTGTTCCACCACCTGCTTCTATCCTAGAAATCGTAGAAGGTGGTGTAACATAATGAAAATCTTTTCGATCTACTTTCATTCGGATAAGATCGTGAGTAATAACACGATTTGCATACATACCTAATGCTACATTTTTCATCGTGTCAAAAGAATCAACTAATCTATAACTGGTTACTGCTTCGTATGAGGATTGTTTATTTTCTCCCATATTGGCTGGCATATACTTATAAGACGCCACGAATGGTTTCATATCTGGATCAATCTCAGGAGTATCATTAAAAATAGGAATATGTGAGGAGTTATCATTAGTAGCAGTCTCTAAAATAGCATTTACCGCTAAATGAGGATAGTCTTCTGCCACCGCTGCACCATTTGTATATTTTTCTTGAAAGAGTCTAAAACCACCTAACATAAGAGTTTCTATGGAAACAAATCTAAATCCTTGAAGAGTTTGGTAGAAAACAAAATTAGCGCCCTTTGTTTCTGGATTAGCGGCCACTGCTTTTGATGCCAAAAAAGATATAGATTTGAATGGATTCCAATTTGGAATTACGATGTTAACTGGAAATCTTGTGGGTTCAACCAAAAAAGGTTTTCTAGCTGTAGGTTGTCTTAATGGTTTCTTCTTTCCAACGAAAAAATCATAGAATATATCTCTTGCTATATCTGCAAGAGTATAGGGTTTATCAGTATCGGGCTGTCTTGAAAATTCTGGTGATACACCCATTGTTGGATAAGCTCTTCTAACTTTTGATAATAAATTTGTAAACTGATTATCTGTTACAAAGTATAATTTGATAGTTCTAGAATTATCTGTTACTTGAACTGGCGGATCTACTTTATAAACTCTAAAGCGATTAATTACCTGTTTCGGAGCTTCTGATATAGGAGGAGTACTACTCACAGCAGATGGCCCAGCAGTAGGTGGAAGAGCAGCACCTGCGGTAGAAAAAGAAACATCAAGTATTTCTTCTCCAATAATAGGAAAAGATTCTATCAGACCCACAGTATCCGTAAGTGTAATGTCACCAGAAACGATTGGAGAATATATATCTTCATAAAAATTTAGTTCATGCCAAACACTTGTGGTAAGGTCTAACATATTAGCACCTGCACCAGTTTCTATATCAAGGTTCGCAGATGTTAATTTCATCGTGGTAATTCTAAAATCCCCAACTCTGAGAGGTTGTTTTGCAGGATTAAATGCGGTTTTCTTTTCCGTATTTGTTAAGTTCTGTGCCATTATCTAAATAACCCTCTGGCTTCATCTTGAACAGATTGTATGTACTGAGCATCAATTAACTGAATTTCTCTTTTTGCTTCATTTAGATCTTGTTCATATCCGTATGAATAGATTATTTCTCTTTCAAGAACATCTGTCTCAGTATAAGTTTGATAATCAATTTCTAATCTATACGCTGGAACTGGATCACTAGTCCCTGTTTTTTCAGCTCGAGCTCTTGCAATATATTCATAATGATGGATTTGAGATTGAGCTGTTTCTACTGAACCATATTTGTCTATCATATATTCTCTAAAATCTTTGTAATTGAGCGGCCACTCCCAATAAGGATCTACTATGTTGTTAGCAAGAAATATTGTCCAAGTATAAATCGTATCTCCGTAATACTGATAAGCAAGAACATCTGGACGCATACCTTCTGGAACAATATAAGGATAATATACTGTTATATCATCTTCAACCGCTTCTTTTAACTTGTTTCTAATCATTAAATTGACAGCGATAGTATAATCTGGAACTGTAGAATTATTGCCAGATATATCGTAGGCTATTCTTGGATAGTTTGAAAAAAATTCTGATGACATATTAATACCCCGCGTCTATATCTTTTTTAGTAAGAAGTTGTGTTTCTTTAAATGACATTGATATTGTAGTAGTTACTGGTTGCTTATCATCCATAAAAGAAACAACACCAGATGTTGTATAATCTGTAGAAAAAGATTCCATAAAACAATTTTTAATTTTAAATAATGGTTTAGTATAATCCATACCATCCGCTGGTTTTCCATTAACAAAATATTGTATTTCAAATTCGTCTGGATATGTTAAAGTAACAGATGATAGATTGTTAATTCCATCTCCAGCACCAGTGCCGGGATGCATTCTCTTTTTGAAAAACTTAACTATATTAAAAATTTCTTTGGCTTCGTCTGCAGACTTTGGCACCAGTACAAAAGTATAAGAGAAAGTACGAAATCCACCAGGCCCTTGATACACCATTGCTTTGTGTGGATTTAAAATTTGTCCAGTTGCTCGCGATACTGCTTGACCTCCCTGAGTTCCAGCAACTCTTGCAAGAGCACCCCCGGCAGCTGCTTTACCCAAGCTTTTCATCATATCTTTCATCGCATCTATCTTGCCCCCTCCAGCAACTTTACCCCTTATTGCATTGAAAGCTGTTACAGCTTCATTTCCCGCTGCACCAAAATCACCTCCTGCGAGTGCACCGCCCGCAGCTCCTCCACCTGAACCAGCTAACTTAATAAAGCCTCCCATTTCTACATCACCAATAGTTTGACTGTATTGAGTTTTCAAAGCATCTGGAGGCATATATAAAACAACTGATCCATTATCTTGTCCTCTTGTAGAAGTTGTTGAAGTATATGACCTTTTTGCAGTAAATGTTATATAATGTGGTAAGCCAGGATTAGTATCTTTTGGATATGTGAATTGTCTGGTGTCTGGTTTATTTGCCGCTATAGTACTTTCAACTGATTGAGGGGTATTACCATCATCTATACGAGGCATAAGAAGAGTTAACGGGCCTTCATAATCATAAGATTTTGAAGATTCTCTTATCAGTTCTCCCCTTTCATCATCCCATGACCAAACAATTTCTGTGTAAATTTTCATTACTATTCCTATAAATTAATAATTCGATTTGGGCGGTTTTCTGCCGTTACTACATATTTATATGAGGATTAAGAAAGGATTTTATAAACCAAAAAACATATCCAAATATAAGGGAGATTACCGTAAAATATTTCATCGCTCGGGGTTGGAACTGAAGTTTATGAGATATCTTGATGGTAATGATTCTATTTTAAGATGGTCAAGTGAAGAGATTATTATCCCTTATCGCTCTCCCATAGATGGTAAAGTCCATCGTTACTTCCCCGACTTTTGGGTAAAGACTTCACAGGGCGAAACTCTTATAGAAATCAAACCAAAAATTCAAACCAAACCACCCAAACCAAAACCAAATAGAAGAAGGTTTATCAGAGAAGTCAAAGCTTGGGGAGTCAATGAAGCAAAATGGAAAGCAGCAATGACTTACTGTGAAGCCCGAGATTGGAATTGGAAAATATTAACTGAACAAGATTTAACTAAATATTAGTATTATGGCAGAATTATCACAAGAAGGTTTTTTAGATACACTCAAATCAGCAATTAAGACAAGTTCCGCGACAGCAAAAGCTAGGGCGGCAGGGGATTGGTTTAGAGAAAAGGTCAAACAGGCAAGTGCAAGTACTCAAATGAGAGCAGTGACTCCAAACCAACTTCTTAAAAGACAAGAAGATAGTAGTGCAGCACTTGGAAAAATGTTATTCTATAAGTATGACCCAAAGTTTGCTAAGAAGTTGCCTTATTGGGATATGTATCCTTTGGTGTTTCCATTTGAGAAAGCTAAAGGTGGATTCTATGGGTTGAATTTACATTATATTCCACCAAGAGAAAGAGCAGTTCTTATGGATGAATTGAATAATTATGCAACTAATAATAAATATGATGAAACCACAAGATTGAAATTATCATATGATTTACTAAAAGGTATTGGTAGAGCAGTTCCTTGTGTAAAAAGATATCTTGGTACTAATGTTCGTTCAAATACCGTGAGGATAAACGCAGATGAGTGGGAAATAGCAATATTCCTACCAGTTGAACGATTTCAAAAACAAAAAAAGAGTGTTGTCTGGAATGACAGCAGGGAATACTATTAATGGCAAGTGTATTTGGTATAGAAACATTAAAAAGTAAAATTGGTGGTTTTGCTAAAGGAAATAGATATAATGTATCCTTCACCAAGTTTCCATCTGGAATATCTGGAGGTGCTGCAGTTACAGAGAAGTTACAATATTTGTGTGAATCTGTTTCACTTCCAACTAAAGGTATAGCGGGTACTCCACACGATATACACGGCCCGCCAAGAGAAATAGCTTACAGAGAAACATTTACAGAAGCTGCATTATCATTTATTTTAGATGATGCTTTTACTGTAAAAAAGTTTTTTGATGCATGGCAAACAAAAATTATAAGTCCTACTACTAATAATCCCAGCTATTATAATGATTATGTTGGAACAATTAAAGTATCTAGATTATCAAATGATGCAAGTGATTTTCAAACTGCATCAGATAAGTATAATATAGAGTTGATAGAAGCATATCCTTCTGCTGTTGGAGAAGTTGCGCTGGGTCACTCTCAAGGGGGAGAAGTATTAAGACTTAGTGTAACATTTAAATATAGAAGGTGGAATTCACTTACTTAGTAATATAAAATAATGATTTGAAAAGGAGAATATTATGGCTTTGCCAAAAATTGCAGTAATGAAATATGAACTTACTCTTCCATCATCGGGAGAGAAGATCACCTTTAGACCCTTCCTTGTTAAAGAGGAAAAGATTTTGATGATGGCCCTACAGGGTGGGGAAGCTAAAGATATGGTTAGGGGTCTGAAAGAGATAATTAATAATTGTGTAGATAAAGATTTAAAGGTTGATACTTTACCACCATTTGATCTTGAATATATTTTTCTACAATTAAGAGCTAGATCTATAGGAGATGTAATACCGATTAATTATTCAATACCAGAGGAACTTTGTAAGGATGATAAAACAGAATGTAAATTTGAAATAGAACTTAATATAGATGATGTTAAGATTCAAAAAGATAAAAAACATAAAGACCTTATAGTTTTGACAAATGAAATAAAATTGAAAATGAAATATCCAGACATGGAAGCTTCTGTAGCAATGGCAGGAGTTGAGGGTGCTGAGATGGTAGATAAAACTTTTGACATCATACAACAAAGTATAGAATATATTATGGATGGTGAGGAAATGCATAATCTTTCTGACTATACTAAGAAAGAGGCAGATGACTTTTTAAATAGTCTATCTACTCAACATTTTAAAGAGATTCAAACTTTCTTTGATACCATGCCGAAATTAAAACATGAAATAACGGCAAAGTGTAAGGTTTGTGGAAAAAAGAATGAGAGAGTTCTTGAAGGGATGGGAGATTTTTTCTCATAGGTCTGAGTCATGACTCTTTAGCGAATCATTATGTCACGAATTTCGCTATGATTCAGCACCACCAATGGAGTCTTACAGAATTGGATAATATGATACCTTTTGAAAGAGCATTATATTCTGAGATGCTTAGTGATTGGATTAAAGAAGAGAATGATAGAATTGAGCAACAAAATCAAAAACAGAGGTAGTATATGGCTGACGCCAGTTTAACAGATGTAGTAAAAAAACTTGATGAGGTTAAATCCGCCGTAAAGAGTGGTGAAGTAGCTACTGGAGCTGAAAGACTTGCAGCAGGTGAAGCTGCTGCTGAAGGTGCACGTGCAGATGCTAAGAGGATGGGCATCTTTCAGGGTATTCTTGATTCATTGAATATATTTAAAGGAATGAAAACTGATGATAAAAAAGCCAAAGGGTTTTTCTCATCATTGTTAGGTGGTTTCAAATGGGCTGGATTAATTTCTGGATTTGGTGGTCTTATTACAACTGGATTGAGTACAGCTTTTACGAGTTTAGGTACGTCATTTGGGCCAGGAATGATAAAATTTTTCAAAGGTGCCAGTCCTTGGGCATTAATTATAGCTGGTCTTAGTATGGCCATTGAAGATGGAATTACTGGATATTTGAGTGCTGATGAATGGGGAACAAGTAAAATAGGTGCATTTTTTGGTGGTTTTTTTGGTGGAGACGCTAAAGGTGGAATGAAAAATGCATTCAAAAAAGCTGGACACTTTGCACTCGTTGGTGCTGGTATAGGAGCTATGATGGGCGCAGGAATCTTTAGTATTCCGGGCATGATTATTGGTGGTTTACTTGGTGCAGCCGTTGGTGGAATTCTTGGATACATTGGTGGAGAAAAACTTGCAAAATCTTTTGATGGTATTGGGAAATGGTT